CTAAGTACTAGATTTAAGGCTTTATATACTCCTGATACTGCTAATAGATATGCTGGAATTCTACACTATGGTAAATCTCTGATTTTATATGGCTTTTATAATCAGGCATACTCAAAAACCTGGAGAAAAATATAATGCCAAAAGCAATAATATCAAATAAAATATACTTAGATGTTACGCCTGAAATAGCAAAAAAACTAATAAGTACGCTTACATATAAAATTAGAAGAAATATTCCGGGTGCTAAAAGTCACTTTATACAGTACGATATAGTTAAGAATTACAAAGTGTTGCCTAAAAGTGTTATGTCTATACCGGTAGGTAGGCTAGATTTAATACCTGAAGGTTATGAAATTGTAGATAAAAGAATAGTATGTGAGCTTCCATTTCCTGACCCTAAGTTTCCGCTAAGAGGAACACAGCTTGATGTATTTAATGAAGTTGATGATACTTGCTTTATTAACGCAATGGTAGGTTGGGGTAAGACATTTACTGCCTTACACATTGCACGAAAACTTGGGCAAAAGACGTTAATTGTATGTCACAATACAATGCTTAGAGATCAGTGGATAGAAGAAGTAGAAAAATTATTTGAAATGCCCGTAGGAGTTATAGGTTCTGGCAGTTTTGATATAGATCACTCAATAGTAGTTGGTAATATACAGACTTTAACTAAGCTAGTGCCACAGATCTGTAAAGAGTTTGGTACTGTAATAGTTGACGAAGCACATCATTGCCCCGCAAGTACTTTTACTGCTTTTATAGACGGCATGTATGCTAGATATAAAATAGGTCTTAGTGGTACAATGCAGCGCAAAGACGGTAAACAAGTACTATTTCGAGACTTCTTTGGTAGTAAACTATATCAACCACCGCAAGAAAATACTCTTACTCCAAAAGTACAAATAGTTCGTACAGGAATAGCCCTATCTCCTGGCGAGACTTGGGTTAAGAAAATAAATAACTTATTATACGACACAGATTATCAAAGATTTATAGCGGCAGCAGCAAACTTACAGATTGCTAAAGGGCACAAAGTGCTTATAGTTGCTGATAGAGTAGAATTTTTACAACAAGTAGGAGAACTAATTGGTGAAACGTGTGTGTGCATTACTGGGGGGACAACATATGAAGAAAGAGTCCTACTTAAAGAACAAGTCGAATCAGGACAAAAAAGTTGCATTGCTGGAAGCCGTCAAATATTTGCAGAAGGCATATCAGTAAATATATTAAGTTGTGTGATTTTAGCTGTACCAATAGCCAATGATGGTCTTTTAGAGCAAATTATTGGACGTATAATGAGACAACACGAAAATAAAATATCACCTCTAGTTCTAGATATGCAGTTTAGTGGAGCAAGTGATAGAAAACAAAATAAAGATCGTATAGCATTTTATATGAGAAAGGGCTGGGAGATACTGGGCTTGTAAAAAATACACTTGCAAATGTATTCTAACAATGATATAATATATCTTCCAGCAGTAATTATGGCTCTATTCTTTAACCTAAAAACTCTTGAAGAGCAGTCAGATGGTGATGCAAGTAAGTTTATGGTTATGTTAGAGTATCACTATTCTAAAAAATTACCGTTTAAATACTCTAAGGTTAAACCTAGTAAAGTATCACTAGCTGGTAACTGTTTTATACTAAATCCACTCTCCCTGTTTGCAGATAAATCAACAGATATATTATTTAAAATACAATATATTAAACTAGCAGCTAGACGAGACTATAATTTATATAAGCAGTATAAATATCGGGGATTACAATTATCGTTTTTTCCTGATATAAACATTGATCTAATTAAAAACAATCCGTTATTAAAAATAACAAACAAAGAAATACTCTTTAAATACGAGGAAAATTAAAAATGGCATTAGCATTTACAGCAACTAAAGGCAAAGCAGTTAAAAAATCTTTTGACGCCTTTGAATACAAAGACGGAGAAAATACAGTACGTTTGATTGGGGGAATTTTACCCCGTTATGTTTATTGGTTAAAGGGCACTAATGGAAAAGATATTCCAGTTGAGTGCTTAGCATTTGATCGTGATGCTGAAAAATTCAATAATAAAGAACATGACCATGTTCCAGAGTACTTCTCAGATAAGAAATGTTCTTGGTCTTACAGTGCAAACTGTATTGATCTTAAAGATGGAAAAGTAAAAATTCTTAATCTGAAAAAGAAGCTATTTGAGCAAGTGTGCTCAGCAGCAGAAGACTTGGGCGATCCTACTGATCCTGATACAGGTTGGGATGTTGTATTCAAACGCGTTAAGACTGGGCCACTACCATTCAATGTAGAGTATACTTTATCAGTACTGCGTTGTAAAAAACGCCCACTTACTGCCGAAGAAAAAGAGGCTGTAGCAGCTTCTGAAAGCATTGATGTTAAGTACCCACGTCAAACTGCCGAAGAAGTAAAAGCTACATTAGAGCGCATCGTTAATGGAGCTGTAGCTGAGGAAGATCCTGCTACTGATTCCGAAGCAGTTAGCGATTTAACAGCTTAATATACAAGCCCCTAAGTCTCAACAGCTTAGGGGCTTTTTTGACTACAAATCATGAAAGTTTTATTTACAGCTGATATTCATATTAAACTAGGTCAAAAAAATGTTCCTATACCTTGGGCCCAGGATCGTTATGATTTATTCATACAACAACTAGGCGATATTCAACAGGAGTGTGATCTGTTAGTATTAGGTGGCGACGTATTTGATCGTATGCCAACAATGGATGAACTAGAAGTTTATTTTGATCTAGTATCGTCTATTAAGATACCTTGCATTATATATGCGGGAAATCACGAAGCTTTAAAGAAAGACACCACTTTCTTTACTAGTCTTAAACGTAGTACTCAAAGACTTAATAAACTTGTTACAGTTATTGATGACTACTATTCTATTGATAATATGGATTTTATTCCATATAATAAATTAAAAGAATTTGAAAATGCTCCACACTTAGTACATGGAGATATTTGTTTTACACATGTTAGAGGCGAGATACCGCCCCATGTAAAGCCAGAGCTAGACTTAGAGCTATTTGACAGATGGAAAGTTGTTTTAGCTGGAGACTTACATAGTTATGAGAATTCGCAAAGAAATATCCTCTACCCTGGAAGTCCCGCTACTACTAGTTTTCATCGTAATAATGTAGATACCGGCGTTATCATACTTGATACTAATAGTTTAGAGCATGAGTGGAGAAAGTTAAAGTTACCACAGCTTATTCGTAAAACTATAAAAGCAGGCGAAGAAATGCCAGCTACTACCTATGATCATACCATTTACGAAGTTGAAGGTGACATGAGTGAGTTGGGCGCCATGGAGGACAATAGTCTAATAGATAAAAAGATAGTCCGCAGAGAGACAGAGACTGCCCTAATTTTAGACCCTAGTATGACTTTAGCTGCTGAATTGAAAGAATATTTATTATATATTCTGCAATTACCTGACTCTACAGTAGAAAATATAGTGCAGGTTTTAAATAATAATTTGGATAAGATTACTACAGAATGATTACATTTAAAGAAATTAGATGGGGTAATGCTTTCTCATATGGATTAAATAATACTATTAAATTAGACATTGCACCGCTTACCCAAATTGTTGGTAAAAACGGTCATGGTAAAAGCTCTATTGCACTAATATTAGAAGAAATATTATATAATCAGAACTCCAAAAAAATAAAAAAAGCAGATATACTTAATAGGTACAGTTCTGATAAAAGTTACAGTATTGAATTAGACTTTTCTAAAGATGGTTCAGATTACACAATTAAAACTTCTAGAGCCACAGCATCTGCAACAGTAAAACTATTGAAAGATGGTAAAGATATTAGTAGTCATACTAGTACTAATACTTATAAACAAATAGAAGGCATTATTGGTTTTGACCATAAAACCTTTAGTCAGATAGTATACCAAAGTAGTGTTTCTAGTCTAGAATTTTTGACTGCTACTGATACAGCTAGAAAAAAGTTCTTAATAGAGTTATTAAATCTATCTATATATACTAGGGCTTCAGAGAGGTTTAAAGAGCTTTCATCAGAAGCTAATAAACAAGTAGATTCTGTGCAGGCTAAATTAACAACAGTACGTAGTTGGTTATCAAAGTATGAAAAAGAAGACCTTTCTCTAAAAGAACTAGAAGAAGAGCCTACGGCTCCTAGTGAACTAGTATCAGAAGCAACTTTGTTAAAACATGAACTATCTAACATTGAGTCTACTAATAAAAAAATAGTTCAGAATAATACCTATAAACAGGTTTTATCCAATATAGTTGTTGATGACCCAGTTCCTGAAAAAGTTAATGAAACAATATTAGCAGAACTAAAAACAAAACTAGCTAATAAAGAGTATCAATTAAAAGAAGGTATTGCACTATCTAAGAAATGTTCCGGACCTACTATTAAATGCCCTACCTGTTCTCAGGATATGGATAATAGCACCATGTTTAGTTTAGTAGAACAGTTTAATGTAGATAAGGTAAGTCTTGAACAAGATATTACTAGTTTCAAAGCAAGTATTAAATTATTAGAAAGTAAGATTTCTAAGTATCAATCTTATCAGAAAAATTTTACTGAGTGGGAGAAGTACTATGCTTTAATTGACAATGACTTGACCAGTGAAGTACTAGATAAAAATGAACTTTCTAGTAAGATTACGGCCCTAGAAAAAGCTATTAATGAGATTAATAGTACAATTTCCAAAGTAAGGGCTAAAAATAAAACTGTTGCTGAACATAATTCCAGAGTAACAGTTATAGCCGATCAAATGGAAGATATGCGTAAAGAGCTTGCTGAGTATACTACTGAATTAGTAAAACATACTTCCGAGCTTTCCAATTTACAAGTACTTGTAAAAGCCTTTTCAACAACTGGTCTTGTAGCTTATAAAATAGAATGTTTAGTAAAAGATTTAGAAACTATTACAAATGAGTATTTAGCTGAACTAGCTGATGGAAGATTCCAACTATCATTTAAAATAGCTTCATCAGATAAACTTAATGTTGTTATTACAGATAATGGACATGACGTAGACATACTCGCCCTTTCTAGTGGTGAGCGTGCCCGTGTTAATGTAGCAACCTTACTAGCTATTCGCAAACTTATGCAAACACTTTCTAACTCACGTACTAATTTACTAATATTAGACGAGACAGTAGAAAATCTTGATGCAGAAGGTAAAGAAAAGTTAATTGAAGTTTTGTTAAAAGAGGAAAGCCTAAATACTTTCTTAATATCACACGGATTCTCACATCCTTTACTAGAAAAATTACAAGTAGTAAAGCAACGAAATATGTCAAGGATAGATAATGGTTGATCCTAGAGCTAAAGGGGCTCGAGCAGAGACTCTAATTAGAGATCAGTTACGCCAATTAACTAGTCTCAAATGGGAAAGAGTACCTGCATCAGGAGCTCTAGACCCTAGACACCAATTAAAAGGTGATCTATACGTTCCTGGTGAAAAGAATCTTTACTCTGTAG